ATGAGGATTTTCATAGACCCGGGGCATGGCGGCGCAGATCCCGGCGCGGTCAACACAGCGATGGGACTGCGCGAGTCAAATGTCAATCTGGACACGGCCCTGATTTTAGGGCCGATGTTGCAGGCGCAGGGGCATACGATTCAGTACTCGCGGACAACGGACAAGGCGGTCAGCCTCAGCGAGCGGGCGCGGATGGCGAACGCATGGGGTGCTGAGCTTTTTATTATCGTGTTGTTCCTTGCAATCATCTATATGACCTTAATCGCGAGATTAAGTAAGACACGTCTGTCTTCCTTTGATTTGCTGTAAGTCACTCGCTCAACCACCTCTTTTAGCAACATGTTTTTTCGCTCTGCGCTGCCCATTTCTTCGTACAGCTCTATAACGCGCTTCACATGGGGTAAAGCTTCAAAATTCCGCTTATATGTATTTGTAGCCGCATCGATTTCTATTTCCAGCTGTTTCTTTTCAGCCTCCATATCATCAAACTTTTTTTTCATGATTGCTGACCGCTCCATGAACACTTCGGCAGTATAAACCCCTTGCTCTAATAATGTATACAATCGTTCCTTTTGCTTTTTTGCTTTTGTTAGTTCGGTTCGTATTTTTTGCAACGCGGCTTTTTCAAGCTCTACATTAGACTCGAATCTATCTGTATTTGCATAAGCAAATTCGGTCTCAGCAACCCAGCGCCGCATGGATTCCAGTAATTCTTGTTCAATTAAGTCGACCTTATGGCTCATCGTTGCACATCCGCGGGTGTCGCACGTAAGTACATCTCGGCTGGGCTGGCTTGGCTTTGGTGTATGTCGTATCATAGCATAGCCGCATTTTGAGCAGTACACAAGCCCGGACAGAGGGTTCTTCAATACTGCCGATTGGACAACGCAGGGAAGGGCTTTCTTCTCGCGTATGCGTTGCGCTTTATTCCAAGTTTCTTCATCGACAAGAGGTGCGTGCAGTCCTTTATACAGATGATTTCCTTCGGCTTTTATCCGCTTCTTTTTCATGCCGTCATTGAAATCTTTAACGCCCTTCGTAATCCCCCACGGAATATACCCCATGTACACAGAGTTGCTTATTATTCTTCGTATACTAGTCATGCTCCAGCGAGTAGACTTGCGTGGTGGCGCGCCCAATTCTTCCATACGCCTTATGATAGAGGCGATTCCTGCACCGTTTATGTACATTTGGTACATCATTTTGACATACTGTGCTTCATCCTCATTAACGACGAGTATGAGGCCTTTTTGGTTCTCAAGCTTTTCCTTGCTGTACCCATAGGGCGCTTCGGCAGCAATATACTTCCCTTCACGGACAGAGGCCAACCGTCCCGCTTGTATGCGTCGGTTTATGGTTTTGTATTCTCTGCGGCTCATGAATAGACTGAATTCGAAATATTCCTCGTCAAATTCATTGCTTGGGTCATAGGTTTTAGACGGTGTAATGATTTTTGTCCCCGAGGCTTGGAAGGCCTGTGCGACAAGCCCTTGATCTATGGTGTCACCTCTGGCAAGACGTTCAATCTCTACAACAAGAACGCCATTCCATTCACCGCCTCCAACTTCGCTTAGAAGTCTCTGCATAACTGGACGGGCGGAAATGGTTTCACCAGATACAATCTCCCGATACACTGTTTTGATGGGGATATTCTGGCGCACAGCTAACGACATTAACGCTGCCTCGTGCCTTGCGAGTGTTTCGCCTTCTCCGTGCGCCTCTGCATCTAAGTCGGCACGCGATTTTCGTAAGTATAGGCAATATGGCATTTGAGATGTCTCCCTCCTTATAATAACGCCCCCGCGCGAGCAGGGGCGTTTTGTTATGCATAACGGCAATCCCGCATGTTCTTTTGGTATCCGCGACGTTTTATGCCATCTCCATATAGGGGTGGCTTTTTGTTGCTGTCGGCAATATGGTCTATTCCTCCAGCGACCTGCCATTTTTGCACATATCGCTACATCCCACGAAGTAAAGTGCGCCCTAGAACGCGCCCTACTGTGTGTAGTGTGTCGATATCGTTAGCAGATATAGTCACGTCTGAGCACTCGCGGTTGATGGATTTTAACACCACGCGCCTCTTCTCCTTATCCACCGTTAGTTGCTTGCAGTAGGATTTCCCCTCATAGACGAACACGCCGTCCTCGTGCTCGTTGATCTGTAAGCAACATTCCACCCACACAGTACACCCGTCGGGATAGCGTGGCTCCATGCTGTTCCCACTGATGCGCACACCAAAATCAGCCTTACGGGAAACCTCTGACACTGGGAATAACAATACATTATACGTATCATCACTATTCAAGTAGCTTCCAGCCCCGGCCGCAGCTACTTCTTCCATTACTTTCATTTTTATGTGTGGCACGTTTGTTTCTGCTGTTGTATCTATTTGTTTGGTGGTAGGCTCTTGCTTCCCGGTATCCTGTTTTTTGGTTTGAGGCTCCTCGAATGGTACATAGCCTTCTGCTTCCCTAATTTCCACCGGAAGCTTGTCTGGGTTTCTTTCTACATAGGCCGATAGAATATCTTCTATAAAATCAGTATTATATGACTTCGCAAGCTTTTCGAATGTTTCTTTAATATGTCGCGCCTGCCCCTCTAGCTCGGGGAAAAGAAACGCTCCGTTTATGCCAATAGCATCTAGTTGTTCCAGCAACTCCGCCTTGTGCTTGTTCGGGATGACAATTCTAGCCTTTAAGCTGTTGTCGCCTAATGTCTGCTCGGGATACCCATCCCAGTTAAAGGTAGGGATTTCTCTAGCGGGGTAAATCCCATACAGCATGAACACGCCTTGTTGCCTTCTTATGCGTTCGTTGTTCCAATACGGTTGAACAACCACGCTTTCACGCAGATAATTTTCTATCCCGCCCCCTTTTTCTATTTCTGATTTTATAGAAGAAGTATCCCCCATGCCGTCTTTTGCTGAGGCGAAAGCAAGGGTCGCCAAATTAGGCGTATCCCACTCTAAAATAAAATCTTTTTTTGAGGCTAATACGAACGCCCTTTCACAAATAATGGCTACGCTTCTGCTCTTAGGGGATTCTAATTTTTCGGCCTGTACAAAAACAATGCCATCCTTTTCTTCCCCTATATCGTCCTTGCGGTTTTGACACGCAAAATATAGAGCAACTAGCGGGTTCAAGGTAAAATCAACAAGCCTAGTCGGGAACCTGTAATGTTGCATCTTTATTAACTTTTCAAAGTCACTACTACAACTAGTGAATTCCTCCGACATCCTGCTCGTCAATAAATGATTCATTCGGCTTTCAAATCTATATAATAAGGTATCCTTTCTGTAGATACCAGGTGAAATTCCATCATAAAATTCTTCCTGCCCACGGAATATAAGCGATTTTGTTCTGGAATGCCCTCTACCCTGTGCATACCTTCTCGATTCTTCTATTTCCGCCAAATAATCACCCAATAATGTATTGCCGAATGAATTCTTGGCGTTTGAACTTTCGGTTGAAAATATGTTAGTTGCTGTATCCATAGAATCAGCTCCTTTATTCGCTTATAATTATTTTACTTGAATTTCCCTCTCAACTCCACAACTTTGCCTAATATCACAACGGGCAACTTCTCGCAATCATTCCCAGAATAAAACATCGTTTCATGTTTTGGGTTATTAGGTATTAGCATAATGCCACCAGCGCTATGTTTTATTTTTTTGACCGTCGCTACGTCGCCGTTGACTAGCACAACTGCGACATCGCCATCCTCGGCGCTTGGCTGCTGTCGCACAATGACAACATCGCCGTCACATATACGCGGCTCCATACTGTCTCCGCGCACACGAAGACCGAAATGTTCGCCCTGTTGTGCCATTTGGAGGCTTATTTCCTCGTGACCTATGATGTCTTGCACGGCCTCTATTGGGATACCGCCAGCAACATCGCCGAGAACGGGAATCCACTTGCCGCCTGTTGAGGGCGGTGGGGTGTTTTGGTCATCAGGCTCCATCGTCAGCGAGGCTAGTCCCTGAATTGGTATCCCCGTAGCCAGTGATAATTTTTCCAGCGTTTCAAGGCCAATGCTGACGGCTTTTCCTGTTCTTGGGTCGGAACCCTTTTCAATACTGTCTAAATGTGTGTGGCTTATTCCGCACTGTTCCGCAAAAACGCGCAACGACTTCTTGCCACGTGCATTGCGTATCAACGCGCCTATGCTTTTTGAATCCATAAAATCACCTCAATATTTTAATTGTAATCTATACACTACAACAAAGCAAAAGAAAAATCAACTTTCCGTGTTGTTTATGCTTGACAAAACAAAATACGTAGTGTATACTTTACAATATCAAGGATGAGAGGAGGGCATCTATGCAGAATAGGCTTGCTGAATTCAGGGCGAAACGAGGTATGACACAAGATGAATTGGCCGCTAAGGCTGGCGTTAGTCGTCCGTATATATCGGAAATAGAGACAGGCTCGCAACAAGCTATCACGAACGTCGTCATGGGGAAACTATCGGAAGCTCTTGAAGAGTCAGTTGTAAATATTTTTTTTACGCCGAGTGTTGTGTGTACAAAACAGCCTAAAGCAACATCGAAGGAAAACAGCTTAACAAAAAACGGAGGCGACCACAATGACATACAACAAAAGCGAAATCATGAAAGCAGCATGGGCAGAGTTCAACAACAGCAAAAAGATAGAGGCTCGCTTCCCGGCAAGAAAGCCCATGAGCTTCAGCTCGGCACTTAAAAGAGCTTGGAACTTTGCAAAGATGGAAGTCAGAAACAATGAGCTTCGCGCGGCGGCACAGGCGAACATGACAGTTGCGGAGAGAATCGAAAAGCTTGAAAGCAACATCTTCAACCTCAACATGGCAGACCGCTTCGACAGCAACGACCGCGCACAGATGGCAGCATGGCGCACCGAGCTTGCACAGCTCAGAGCGACAGCATAATACACAGCGAGGAGGTGAAATAAATGCAAAAAAAAGAGGAAGAAGAAAAGAAACAAGCCGACCACCTTGTAGATGAGAAGCTTGTTTCAGGGGTGAGCCCGAGCTTTTTACGCGGCCCTCAAAAACCAACGCAAGACGAGCGCACCCAGCGTGAAAAGTCTATGGATTTGATGATAGTGGACAGTTATGTCTGGCGACCGTGGATTGCCGAAGCAGAAAGCTGGCTGCGGAGTTGCGAGAGAATCCCCGCAGCCGAAAAGGCGACGCTGACAGACGTCGTGGAAATACTGGTACAACTCTTCGCCAAAAAGTCTACTTAGCATCACATTCAGCAATCGCACAACGAACCATATCTTCCCACGAGCTAAAATCCGTGAATTTGGCAACGTGAGCCTTGATTGCTTCGTCTTGGTCGATTTGATGCACATCGAGTTCAGCATTAAAAAAGTCATCCATTGTATAGCCGCCAGCGAGTATAAACTCGTCGAGTGTCCCAAACTTTGTATGCGCCTTCATGAATTTTTCGTCAAACGTGCTACCAACTATGTATCGACCGCCATAAAAATCTTTACCCATATAATCACCTCCTCCCATGAGATGATTATACCAGAACACACCAGAAAAAGGAAGGAGGCTTCACCATGAACGAAAATATCACACCCGCAGTATCTGACGAACTCGCAGAGCTTAGCAAGATAGTGTCACAACTTCCAAGCTATGAGCTGGAAAAAATTCGGCTCATAGCCAACGGCATGGTGCTCTGCGGAGAAAGATTGGCGGCAACTTAATCTTTTCGTTTGCGAGGTTTGTACACATAGCCTTTGGCGTGTTTTTCTTGGGCTTCTGCCAAACAATGTTTCACTATTCGCTTAAAATTCGAGTTCGTTTTGTATTCTTCGGATTGTTGCATGTCCTTCCAATAAGAAACTGCCTTTTCGGTACTTATTTTTAGGTAAAGCGAACCAAGCGGAACATTCGGCCTAAGCATGCACTCCTCTCCGTTGGCGTACATAAAAAGCTCCTCCTTGGCGTGTTTATACCGCGCAAGCTCTAACTTTCGGTCTTCCGCGTGTGCAAGGATATAATACTTTTCAGCATTTACGAAATCGTATTCCTTTTCGTGCAAATTCGCAAGAGAACTGTAAATATTCCAATAATTCCCATTTGGAATACCACACTTGCGGCACTCGTATGATGTGTCCTCTGGTACATCCAATAACGCCATTTCGTAATACTTGATGGCCTTGGTGCGATACTTTGCACCAGACTGGTTATACCCCTGCGCAACACCGAATATTTCCAAAGGAGTTAGCGGCTCGCCAACAAGAGAAAGTGCTTTCAGTATAATTTCTGAATAGCTACCGGGATTGTTACAAATTTTTTCGGCTTCGCGAACGACCGATTTTGGAAATTTATCACTACGCAATAATATCGCAAGCCCGACTTGCTTGTCGAAGTCTCTCTTTTTGAGCCGAACAAAATCAAACAGACCCATAGAATCACCCCTTTCTTTTTTTGTAATAATGCAACACCTTTGACATTCTACACCACATCTTGGCAAAAAGCAACAACTTACCACAAGTACAGATTGGCAGGAGAACGAGCCCGACACAGCATAGGAGGAAAACACACATGATACCAATACTCATAACTATCACTGCATACATAGTCTTGCTAGCTATAAGTTTTGTATTCGAGGATATGGACGGATGGGGCAAATTTCAACGTTTTTTTGCCCTCACTGCCCTTGCTCTCAGCATTATCACACTTCTTATTCCAAATTAAATATCATTTTGACAAATGCAAAGATTTTGTCATGCGCAGCAGCAAAACTGATAAGAAGTGCGATGCCAGACATCACAAGTGTGGCAATCTTGTGCCAATCAATTCGCGGGGCAATAAAGCAGAGGCCTTTGTTGGTTGCTTTAGGGTTGTTTATCCCACCAACAAGATTGCCCGCCGCGTTCCGTTCAAGCTCAACACCGATAATATATCCATCTTGGATGCATGTACCAAGACACTCGATGGATTCATCTGACAATTTACCAATTGGTTTGTTGTCACGGACAAGTCTGATAATTCGTTTCATTTCCTTGTTGAAGCTCTTTGCGTTATTGATTTTTCCTCGTTTCATAATAACTCCTCCGTTCAGGATGATTCTAAAATTTTACAACAACATCAAGGAAAACGCAATAGTCAACAGGCTTCGGCAAAATACAGCATCAAGGAGGGCGACAGACATCGATACCGCAAAATCAATCGCACTAAACTTCGCGCGGCTGACACTGAACAACACGCAATCATCAAAAACCGCAATACAATGCGCCACAACGCTTCTCTGCGAGATGATTCGCATGGACGCCGGCGAGGTGGAAGAGCTGCCGCCCGCGATTGGGTTTGAGGTGGATGCGGAGGAAGAAGAACCCGAATAGGACAAATCAACCAAATCATACCATAAAATGAGGTGATAATCATGGCAAAAGGCGATGTAATTGATTCCTTCGTCAGTTCGTCAGGCGCAAAAATAAACCTGTTGGATAACGGGTTAACACCCGAAGAAATAGCGGCGAACCGCAGATCAATGGATAAAACCCTCTCGCGTCTGTTTGACGAAGAGGTTGCATATCGTCTTGCCAACGGTATATCTATTGATAGCATCGCCAGAGTTGTCACAGACGCAAAGGCGATTACATAATATTTACCCCGCCCTCAACAGGCGGCAACAATGAACAAGCTAAGGAGGAAACGAACAATGGACAAGCACGAATTGCAAGAACTTTTGACTGCAACAAAGCTGGAGAAAGACATGTACACGGGGGTATTAACCGACGAGGAATATGACGCGCTGGAAAAGCTGTATTTGGTGTTAGACCTTGAAAAGCCCTTATTTGCAAAAATTGTTAAAGCGGTGGGTGTGTACCGATTAGTAGAGCGTGAAAACCTTTGGCAAATGACGTTAACCGCAATGGATGAATATGAGGCAAAGTCGCAGTATCAGTGTGCTATGGCGAGGGCTAAGGAGATACAAAATGAACTTGCCCGCTTGGATGCATTAATCGCGGCGTATAAAGAATCGAATGGCCTTACGTAGGAGGCAACATCGGCGAGAGTATCGCCGTAAAAATAAAGCAAACAAGAGAGGAGAGATCAAATGTCAACAACAGGATTTACACTTGACGGATTCGCAGGAGGCGCGTTGCTTGAACAGGTCGTGCGTGAGGTGGCGAAGGTGGCGGCGAACGTTCACGACCCGAACACTAGCGCGACGGTCAAACGGTCAGTTAGTATCAAGCTTGAGTTCAAACCCGGCGAGGATCGCCAGATTGGCGATACAACCTATGTCGTGACATCAGGCCTTTGCAGTGCGAAGGGCGGCACGACGCGCGTTGTATTTGGCTATGACGCGGTGACAAAACAGGGCGAAATGAGCGAGTTGAACGCCGACATGCTTGGTCAGGTCAGCGTGGAAGAGATTGCAGAATTGGCAGCCGCGAATCAGGCGGCGCAGGAAGAACGTGTTATTGATTTTAGAAAATCTAACTAATCGGAGGGGTAAAACATGGAATCAACTACAAGAGAAGCTTTGGAGTACGCGGTACAGCTGGCGACGGATCAAGCGCGTGTCATCGAGACACCGCACGGAACATATACCGACAGGAGCTTGAAGCGTATCGATGAACGCGCAATCCCGGCTATTCCCGCGATAGGAGGAACTACGCTTGCGTCGCTGATTGAATACATACACGGCGACATCGACGAATTGCCGCTTGACCAGATGTTCATCCAGATTGATGATGTACATACCGTATCGCTTAACAGTGCGCTTATGACGGAATTTCCGCGCATGAATGAGCGCGATGTGCCGTTTGTCAGCAAGGCGCATACGCCGCGAATCACATATGAGCAGTTTATGCCTGTGGACAAGTTCATTATCATGTTGCAGTCCTGCTTTTTGGACACGCTTGACAGACAAGCAATCCTTAAATTCGTCGGCGCACTGAAGGTTGGCGATGGTGCGGAATTGCGTGATGATGGGGTATCGCAACAAGCAACAATCAAGACAGGCGTGGCAAACCTTGACCGCGCGGTTGTGCCGAACCCGGTTACATTGCGTCCGTACCGCACGTTTGTCGAGGCCGAGCAGCCTGAAAGCGAGTTTGTCTTCCGTGTGGATGAGCGCGGACAGTGCGCCTTGTTTGAGGCGGATGGCGGCATGTGGAAGGTGCAGGCGACGAACAATATCAAAAATCACCTCCGCGTGCAGTTGGAATCGCTGGGGCATACAATGATGATTGTTGGGTAAGGATTTTGGATTCCGGGCGTGTAACACATGCGGTTGCACGCCCGGATATGGAAGGTATGGACTTGGAGGACGCGAACGATGGCACAACCCGATTACATAACGATTGCTATTATTGTGACACTGGCTGTGGCGGTGGTTCGGTGCTGGAAGTGGTGGAAGAAACAATGAAAAAGGCACGCATTGGATAGGCGTGCCGAGGATGAAAGGCGGGTTATACCGTAATGTGCGAATCGACGTGAAAATCTCCGATGTCTATTGGAAGTTTCGGCAATGTTCTGTTTTTCTGTTTTTCCTTAAACCCGAAGATTGTCATGCCAGTAATATCTTCCGTAAAAAGGTCGCGAAAAACTACGATGCCCTCAACGTCTTCATCGCCATAGGATGAAGAGGATGCATCAATATTTACATATAGGATATCAAATTGTTCATCATAGCTTAGGTTTAACATACTTCATCACCTCGTCGTTGATGTTTCCCTTAATCTCTTTTTGAGGCCAAGCGGAGACAACGGTTGAGAAATTGGCTTCGTTTTGCACAATGACCTTCGTAAACAGTTCGGCTGATGCTTTGCCCTCTATATTATACGTTGAAGAAGCAAAATATACATCACGCTGAGTATATTCGTTGCTTTCGTACACAATGAACGGGTCTTGTATCGCATTGATAACATTATCAACATTCCCCTTCATAATGCCATGCCCAGCTTCGATGTGGTTGCTCCATCTATCGGTCGAACAAGTGACAAGCTTTCCCAGAGGCGATTTTGCTTCAAAAAGGTTTTCAGACATAAAATCATTCCTTTTCGATTTTCTGGTTCGCCTCGTATTCGGAGAGTACTTGTCCTAACGTTGAGTAAAGGCTTTTAAGTGATTCGTTGGACATAATAACGCGGGAGACTGCGTCCTGTTCGATAGTGGCTTCTCTTGTTCCTGTTGGCTGTTCGTAGCTCGGTCTCTCTATAGAGAACGTAATAAAAGAATCGCCAGTTTCATTATTAGTTGTAAAGGCCGTGGTGTTTGCGTACTTAAATTTTTTCATACCTATCATCCTTTCGGGGTTTGGCTTACTTTAATAGTACATCAAAAATCAATGGATGGCAATACCTTTGCGTGCCAGTTATTTAATATCCTACCGCCGTTCTGGGTTGTCAGACCGCCCGACGAGGTAATCGAGAGATACGTCGAAGTAGTCGGCTAAACGAAGTAGGTTCCGGTATGCGGGTTCTCTATCACCATATTCATACCGCTGATAACCAAGAGCAGACATTCCAATCGCCGTATAAACATCTTTTTGCGTAAGGACACGGTCTTTCCGAATCTTGCGTAAGCGTTCGTGGAAACTCATAATATCAACCTCCCAAGTCATACATATTCATTGCTGCACCTCTGTATTTGCAGGGCGGCCGACAAGATAATCGATTGAAATTTTGAAGTAATCAGCGAGAACGATTAGCGTAGACAAAGAAGGTTCGCGTTCATTTAATTCATAGTGTTGGATTCCTCGTTCACTTGCCCCAATTTCAATTGCTAATTGCTTCTGTGTAATACCGTGAGCTTTACGAATTTCCTTGAGACGTGTGCCAAAATCAATCATAAAAAACCCCCTGAAAATATTTTTGAAAAGGGTTGACACGAGCAATCGGGCGTGATAGTATATAACTACAGCACGAGCAATTGGTCGTGAAAATCCAGAAAGAGAGGAGAAAATGCACAATATGAAATTACAAGCAGCTCGTGCCGCATCTAACAAGACGCAGAAGCGAGTAGCTAGCGAAGCTGGTATTTCTGAACGTCTGTACCAAAGCTACGAGTACAACAAGCGCAGACCCAGCGTAGACATAGCCATACGAATAGCCGACGCACTAAACATTGTCGATTTACGGAAACTGTTTGGAGACGATGACCGCAAATCTACAACCAAATAGTAGCACGTATTACAAAAAAAATCAATATGGGAGTGTTGATTATGAACATCACACCAGAAATGGAAGCAATGGTAATCGAACTTGTAGATGCAAGGCTGGCAAAGAAAGCACGAGAGGAATCGGAAAAGAAGCAAGAGGACAATGCTTGGAGGAGGTTCAAGAAGCGTCTACGCGCCGAGATATACGGCGACAAAGACTTTGCAAGTACTTGGTGGATGGTGGAGCACTGCGCCGCCATTGCACGGGATTTATGGCGAGTACATAGTGTGACGCGCTTCACAGAAGCGGATTCAGACAGAATATATGAAATGTTGCAAGAGTTTATTGCAGTGGCAAAGAAATACAAGCACACAGCATAGAAAAGGAGGCCACACAATGAGTTGTATAACCAAATTGTTGGACAGGCTCAAAACCCGCCACTACATAGCCCTCACCATCATCGCAATATCAGTATTGGCAACGCCCGCCGCAATCGAGGAGGCATACCGCTTCCGGGGCTATGAGGCCTTTGGCGGGGAGTATATGCTTATCCCTGCAGGCATTGTGATTGCAGTGTTTGTGTGTATGGGGATGGCGGGGTATGATGCGGATCGGATGGGAAGGAAGGGGTAATATTGATGACAAAAAAGATAACGCTGATAGGTGTATCGGACAGCTGCAGTACTCTTATTGCCAGCGGCGATGTTGCCATAACATTTGGTAGTAGCATTGAGATGTTGCTTGATGACCATCCCGAGCAATGTCAAAACATTGAGCAGCTCGGCAACGGAGCTAAGGTGGCTATTGCAATCCATGCAGATGGTCTCACGGAGGTACTGGCAAGTAGGGTTGAGGATGTCAAATGCATCTACATCGAAGACATGGACAGCGTAGCCGAGTAAAAAGCCCACCGCAGGAACGGTAGGCAAGAAGCAAAACAACACATTACAGTCATTGTATGGCTTTTGGGGAGGTTTGTCAAGTGGGACGTACAAAAGGGACAATAAATAAATTTCGCAACTCTACAGTTGAAGCTGGGAGGAACGAAATACGCGCAAAATATGCATGTTCGGTAGTTAGGCAATTAGAGGGATATATCCATACTATGTATATGGCATATAAAAATCCAGGCGCAGTGACCTCTGAAACGGCTGAATATATCGAAAAGATTATGCTGGCGACAAAAACTTTGCATGAATCACTCGTTGCCCCGATTGTTCCGGGCGAATCACGCGATAATGGAGGTCAATTATGGCAATGACATGTCACAATGGCGCGCAGGAATGCAATGGGTGCATGAAGTGCCAAAAGGCGCATAAGCAGCCAGTATGTCCCGTGTGCGGAGAAGAGGCCAATAGATACTACTTGGACAACGGCGTTGTTATTGGATGTGAATATTGCATTACGGTAAAGAGCGCATGGGAGGTGGCCACAGGTGCATAAACACCTGAAATACATATCAACACTCGGCATGGAGCGCGAGCAGTGGCTGGAGCATCGCCGCAACTCCATAGGCGGTAGCGACGCGGCGGCAATCATGGGCATGAACAGCTATTCCAGCCCCTACCGCATCTGGGCAGACAAACGAGGCTTATTGCCGGAAACGCCTGACAATGAGGCCATGCGGCAAGGCCGTGACCTTGAGGACTATGTGGCACAACGATGGTGTGAGGCAACGGGCAAGCAGGTGCGTCGTCGTAATGCCATCATCATCAACCCCGACTATCCGTTCGCGCACGCCAACGTTGACCGTCTTGTGGTTGGCGAAGATGCGGGCCTTGAATGTAAAACGACATCTTCGCTCAATCTTAAGAGATTTCGGGATGGTGAATACCCTGAAAACTACTATGCGCAATGCCAGCACTACATGGCAGTGACAGGCGCGAAGTGTTGGTATTTAGGCGTATTGGTGTTTGGACGTGACTTCTTTCATTATGCCATAGGGCGTAACGATGATGATATAGCCGTTTTGATGGAGCACGAAATGGAGTTATGGACGTGCGTCAAAAACAACACGCCGCCGCCCGCCGATGGGTTCGACGCAACAACAGATGCATTGCAAACCATATACGCGAACGGAAACGGGGATGCCATTGAGTTGCTCGGGCGTAATGATATTTTCCAAGGTTACTTTGCTGACAAGGCTATTCGCGACGAGGCGGACAAGCGCATGGAGACGGCGAAGCAAGCCATTATGCTCGACCTTGGAGACGGCGAGGCCGGCCAATGCGACGGGTATCGCGTGACATGGAAGCCACAAAGTCGGAAGTCGTTTGACGTAAAATCTTTTAAGGCAGAGCACCCCGATTTAGATTTGGAAGATTACTACAAAACAACCACATTCAGAACGTTCGCAATCAAAGAGGAGGCTATATAATATGGCAAACGAAAATGCAATCCAAAAGGCAGCAGAAGCAAAAGTGCAAGCCGCAGGCGGTAAGCAGACAATGCAACAGTATCTGAAACAGATGGAAGGCGAAATCAAAAAAGCTCTTCCGGCAGTTATGACCCCGGAACGATTCACCCGCATTGTATTATCGGCACTTTCCACAACGCCAAAGCTGGCAGAGTGTACACCGCAGAGCTTCCTTGGCGCAGTAATGACAGCGGCACAACTTGGCGTAGAGCCGAATACGCCGCTTGGACAGGCCTACCTGATCCCGTTTTATAACGGCAAAACCAGAAGCCAAGAGTGCCAGTTCCAGCTTGGTTATAAAGGTTGGATTGACTTGGCGTATCGGTCTGGCGAAGTGTCGATTATTCAGGCGCAAATCGCTTACGAGAACGACGAGTTTATATATTCATTCGGGCTGAATCCCGTGTTGAAGCACGTCCCGGCTAGAAGTAACAGGGGCGAACCGGCGTATGCATATGCCATGTTCCAAACAAAAGAGGGTGGCTATGGCTTTGAGGTTATGAGCGTTGAGGATGTCCATGCTCATGCGCGTAAATACAGCAAGACATACGGCAATGGCCCGTGGCAGACAAGCTTCGAGGAGATGGCAAAAAAAACGTTGCTCAAGAGAGTCCTTAAATATGCGCCTTTGAAAAGCGACTTTGTGCGCGGCGCCGCGGCTGATGGAACGGTCAAAACAGAGATATCAGAGGACATGTACACTGTTAAGTCTACGTATGTTGAGGTTGATTCCGTTGATGCAGAGGATGCACAGACCACCAGCGTTTCAACGATTACGGAAGACGGCGAAATTACGGAGGGCGTAGCTGGTGAATAAGGTAATTTTGATGGGAAGATTAACGAGAGACCCAGAAGTACGCTATTCGCAATCCGCTGAACCTGTCGCCATATCACGCTTCTCGCTGGCGGTTGACCGCCGTTACAAGCGTGATGGCGAGCCGGATGCTGATTTCATCAACTGTGTTGCCTTCGGCAAGACGGGCGAGTTTGTGGAGAAGTACTTCCGCAAGGGGCAGCGTGTGGCGGTCGAAGGCCGCTTACAGGTGCGGTCATACGACAAGGACGGCGTGAAGCAGTGGTCTACAGAGGTTGTGGTTGAGAACAACTATTTTGCGGACAGCAAGGTGCAGGGAGAGCAAACACAGGCGGCAGTGACTACACCGCAGGATGCGTATGATTCTGGCTTTACAGGCCAAGGAGAGCCAATTGAAGAAGAGGACTTGCCGTTCTAGGGGGGGGTATAAATGGATGGCTGGATAAAAGTACACCGCGAGCTGCTCGACAAGGCCATCTGGCGGACATCGACAGTGGAGCAGAAAGCGATATTGATTACGATTTTGTTGATGGCGAATCACAAGCCGAATGAATGGGAGTGGCAGGGCAAGAGGTTTTCTTTGCAGGGCGGGCAGTTCATAACGAGCCAACAAAGCCTCGCAAAATGCGCCGGGGTATCAATACAGAATGTCAAGACAGCACTAAAGCGTTTTGAAAAATATGAATTTCTAACCGACAACCCAACCAACAGCGGTAGGCTGATAAGCGTTGTAAATTGGGAACATTATCAGCAAATGGAGGACACACCTAACCGACAACCTAACCAACCGCTAACCGACAGCCAACCAACCACTAACCAAGCACTAACCACTAACAAGAATGTAAAGAATGATAAGAATGAAAGAATGAAAGATATAAATCAGTCAAGTCAGTCAAGTCATCCAGTAAAAGCGGACGGACAGGACGCGACAGACCCGACACAGCGGATTGATGGGTACACGGACTTAATCAAATCCAACATCGACTATGAGAGTCTGCAAGCGGCGAGGCCGTATGACATGCCCATGATAGACGAGTTTATCGCCGTCATGCTGGACGTGCTCATGACCGACAGCCCAACCATCCGTATCGGCGGCGAGGATAAACCGAGAGAACTTGCACGGCGCTCCATACTGTTGCTGGACTACGAGGACATAGAGCACACCATAGACCAGCTTAGGAGCATCACGGGGCGCATCACCAACAAGCGGCAGTATATCACGACTCTGCTGTATAACTGCAAGATGGAGCGGTGTGCGCATACTGCAAATGCGGTTAATGCGGCTAGGTGGGAGGGGAAAGCATGACAACCACAAAACAACTAACAAAAACCCAAAAGCGGCTACAGGAGCGCGCACAAAATCCGCTCGAAAGCGAGGAACAAGCGGCACTGTTTGAGTGGGCGGCACTCTCCGAAAAGCGTATGCCCGAACTGCGAATGATGTATCACATCCCCAACGGTGGGCTGCGCAACAAGGTTGTTGCTGTGCGCCTGACAGCACAGGGCGTGCGCCGTGGTGTGCCTGATATATGCCTCCCTGTCGCACGTGGCGAGATGCATGGGCTGTACATAGAGCTAAAACGCAGGAAGAGCGGCAGGACAACAGCGGAGCAGGATGACTGGATTGAGCTGTTGCAGGCGCAAGGGTATGCTGCGATTGTATGCCGTGGGTGCAACGAGGCCATTGCGGCTATTGAGAGGTATATGCAGGCCTCGCGTTGAGGTGGAGATTGAGGCAATTGAGGAGGCGGAAAGGTGAGAACACATTTATCGCTATTCAGCGGCATCGGGGGCTTAGACCTCGCCGCCGAATGGGCTGGTTTTACAACGGTCGGTCAGTGCGAATTTGCTGACTACCCGACAAAGGTGTTAGAAAAACACTGGCCGGATGTGCCGCGATGGCGAGACATACGGACGCTGACGAGGGAGGATTTTTATGCAAGAACAGGATTGCGAACAGTTGACGTTATTTCAGGCGGATTCCCCTGCCAACCCTTTTCCGTGGCCGGAAAGCAAAAAGGGAAAGAAGACGACCGCTATTTATGGCCCGAAATGCTCCGCGTTATCCGAGAGCTACAGCCGGCTTATATCGTCGGTGAGAATGTATCTGGAATCCTGCGAATTGCCGCTGACGAAGTTTGTCAGGACCTGGACCGTGAAGGCTACGAAGTCGGGATATTTAATTTTGAAGCTGCGGCTGTCGGCGCGTTCCACAGGCGAGAAAGGGTCTTCTTTGTGGGCTACGCCGAACACAATGGATTATCTGCCGCAACGGTCGCCGGAGGCGTTGCAAAGGCAAGCGGAGACATCGAGAAAGGGCAGAAGCCGCCCGGCGAATTTGAGGGAACAGGTAGACCCGGAGACGATGCGGATGTGGCCGACACCAACCGCACGCGATTATCGGTCGCCAGACATGAATCCGGGAACGAAACGTTTTCAGGCGAACACCGAATTGAACACAGTGGTTGCGATGCTCCCGACACCAACAACGGGCGCTGGGCTATGCGGCGGAACGGGGAACTTTCAGCAGTTGAAGCGGCTGGCGGAATCGGGTGTGATAACCGAGGAGGAGCGCAAGAGTATGTCGCAGGGGAACGGTGGGATATTGAACCCCGACTGGGTCGAGTGGTTGATGGGTTTCCCCGTTGGTTGGACGAGCCTGTAGACGTTCCGCGCTTGGCAGTTGGAGTTGCTGACCGTGTTGGGCGACTGAAAGCCCTAGGTAACGCCGTCGTACCACAACAAGCATACCCGATATTTAGGGCGATAGCGGAGGTGATGGAACATGAAAGCATACAGAAACCAGCCTGCGGAAAGGTCTGACAAGTTTATTGAGAAAAACAGGCGGGACGGCGAAGCAACAGCAACGCTGACCAAGCACGGCGCAATGCCTGTATGCGGCAGCTGTGTGCTGGTTGAAGTCGAAGGACAATGGGGCGCAGAGATATCGTGGAGCAAGCGCAAGGTGCTGTGCGAGGTAAAACAGGTGTCTGATCGTGGATTTTTTGTGCAAGAGGTTGGCAAGCCACATAGACGGCATATGGTGCGCAGGGGGGAATGGTGGGAGTATGCATGATAAGACAACGGACAACCAAGAACGCGTGTGCAGGACGTGCCGCCTGCGTCTCATTGACCCATATGACGGTGGATGGCGGTGTGTATGCGGCGATAGTGAGTATTGTACGGAGTGGGTAAATGATGATGATACTTGTGAGTTTTGGGAGGGGCGAAAGGAATGAATGATATAACCAAAAGCATCCGCAGGATGATTGAGAAAGAGTGCCAGCGGAACAGCTTGACCGACCTCTGCGAGCATTGGGGTATAACTTGTGATGATTTTGAGCTGTACTTGGACTTGGCCGATAAGACGTGGGACGGTGAGAATGCCAGCGAGAGGAGGCGAAACAAAATGAATAACATGGTAACGAAAATAGCGGGGATGTTGGATGGTATGGCGTACCGCGAGAATGTGCAACACGATATTTTGATGATGGTGGCCATGCATACAAGGCTGACTATGATACATTGCGGATTGGGGATGTCGTGCCAGAGCCAAAATGGAAGCCGTCCATCCACATGCCACGCAAAGCCGCACGGATATTCCTGCGGGTAACGGGTGTGCGGGTGGAGCGGTTGCAGGATATAACGCCGGAGGGTGTAGTCGCCGAGGGGATACAGTCGTTTACTAAGGACGGGACGTTGTACAAATACGCGGTTGCGGACGAAGAGGGCGATTACCCCGCGCAGAAGTGGAGTGATTGTGCGAGAACGCCGGCGGAAGCATTTGAACGATTATGGGACGGCACATACGCCAAGCGCGGCTACAGCTGGGAGGATAATCCGTGGGTATTCGTGGTGGAATTTGAAAGGATTGAATGGAATGAAACTGTGCAGTAAGTGCAAAAATATTTTGCCAGAGACGGAGTTCTACCGGGATATACGGGTAAGAGGAGGAAATAAAAAAGGCAGCTATCGCCGCCTCATGGTGTAACGTATCTCACTAATACGATTATACCACGGGGGCGGTAGTTTGACAATACAAGAGTTGGAGCAATTGCACGATTTGCGCCGTGAAATTAAGCTATTGCAGAAACGCATAGCCGCAGAGGAACGCACAATGGCCGCTGATGCCGTGACTGCCTCTGGTGATGATTATCCATATACCACGCATCAGGTCGCTATACAGGGCGTGCCCGTGACGCTGGTTGAGAGGTTGCGACGGCGAGAACGGCGATTATCTGCAAAAGTACTTGATACAGAGGCGTGGATTGATACTGTTGAAGACAGTCAGGTGCGGCAAGCTATCATGCTGTACTACGCGGAAGGGATGTCTTGGAAGCAGGCAGCTATTGAAATGAAGCTGTGGAACGAGAGCACAGTACGCATGATTGTACAAAGATTTTTGACAAAAAAGTAATGTTGTGCGTTTTGTGCGTTTTTTCTGTGGTAAAATGATAGAGTAGTAATCCGGCACAAGCCAAAGGCGGTCTCATCCTCCTCGGCTTGTGCCGGATTTATTTTAACGATGTTGCCGCCGATGGGCGGTTTTTGTTTGGGGAGAGGTGGTGTATGTGGCTGGATTGACGGAGAAGCAAAAAAGGTTTGTGGATGAATATATCATAGATGCCAACGCTACACAGTCCGCTATCCGCGCTGGATATAGCAAGCGAACCGCATATAGCATTGGAGTTGAAAACCTGAGAAAACCCGAAGTGGAATCCGCTATCGAAGCCCGCCTCGAAGAAATCCGCACACAGAAAACAGCCACAGCGCAGGAGGTCATGGAGTATCTATCTTCGGTCATGCGGGGTGAATCCAAGTCCGAAATTGTCGTTGTTGAAAGTATGGGTAACGGCGAAGGTTCGCAGGCCGTGCATGTTGATAAATACCCGGACGAGAAGGAGCGCCTAAAAGCCGCCGAGTTGCTGGGGAAGCGGTTTGGGATATTTACGGAGAAGGTGGATGTTCGCGGAGATATGGAGTTGATTGTGAAGATAGATTATGGGGACGATGCGCATGACGATTAACCCAAAAACAAACGCGATATTCAAACCGATTCACAAATCACGCAATCGATATATTGTTATGAAAGGTAGTGCGGGTAGCGGGAAGAGTGTTGACACGGCACAGATGTATGTGTTGAGGTTGATGGCCGAAAAAGGACGCAATCTACTGTGCGTGCGAAAAGCGGAGGTAACAAACCGTGATTCGACGTTTGCCGAGCTTGTCGGAGCGATTAACCGTATGAGTGTTGCACAGTATTGGCAGGCAACAACAAACCCCTTGCAGCTCCGATGCTTGGCGAATGGCAATGAAATCATATTCCGTGGTGTAAATCATGAGCGAGAGCGCGAAAAGCTGAAATCAATCACTTTTAAGGCGGGTAAGCTGACCGATGTATGGATTGAGGAGGCGACGGAGCTGTCGCAGGCAGATGTTGAAATCATAGATGACCGTCTGCGCGGTGAGCTACCGATGGGGTTGTTCTATCAAATGAAGCTGACGTTTAACCCGGTGTCGGCAACACATTGGATCAAGGCAGCATACTTCGACCACAACGACCCTGACGTGCTGACGCACCACTCAACATATTTGGATAACAGGTTCATCGACGAGGCGTACAGCCGACGCATGATGCGCCGAAAAGAACTTGATCCCGAAGGGTACCGCGTATATGGACTTGGCGAATGGGGCGAAGTAGGCGGGCTTATTTTGTCGCACTGGCGGACAGATGAGTTCAACACGGATGACTGCTGTTTTGATTCTGTTGTTTTGGCGCAGGATTTCGGTTTTAATCATGCAAACGTCATCTTGAAAATAGGATTTAAGGACGGGTGTCTGTATATATGTGATGAGCTCTATGAGTACGAAAAAGAAACGAACGAGCTTATCGCAATGGCAGACAAAAAAGGCTTTAACAAGCGCACAAAGATGTGGTGTGACAGCGCAGAACCGGATCGTATTTTGATGTGGCGGAGGGCTGGGTACAACGCGCATGGTGTTAAAAAAGAACCGAACAGCGTGCATGCGCAGATTGATTACTTGAAACAAACGCCAATTATTATTCATCCGCGTTGCAAAAAAACGCTGAAAGAAATACAACAATGGAAATGGCAATTTGACGATAAGCGGGGCGTGTACCTTGATGAACCCGTTTGTTTTCTTGATGACGCAATGGCGGCACTGCGCTACTCGGTCGAAGATATGCGTAGGCGAACAGTCGCAAAAATACGCGACAAAGCAAGATACGGAGGTCTGGTATAAATGAAGCTGCAACACATTATCCGTTCGCGCGGGATTGAGATAACGGCAAAACTTTTACAGGGATGCTTATCAGAGCATCAACAGCGCGTATCGCGATTTGATATGCTTGAGAACTATTATCTTGGCAATCATCAGATATTACGCCGCGATACGCTGCCGCATACGCCGAACAACAGGCTTGCGCATCCGTTCCCACGCTATATAACAAACACAACAACCGGCTATATGTTTGGCAATCCCATCCAATATCAGCCGCGCGAGGAGATCGGAGATATAAGCGCCCTGACAGACATGCTTGACGTTATGGACACGGCCTCTCACGATGCGGAGGTCGGGAAGGATTTAAGCATATTCGGCACAGCATACGAGCTTTTGTATATACCTGATTACGACGGGGAGGCAAACGTGCGAATCGCGTTGCTTGACCCGCGGACTGCTTTTGTCGTGTACGATGATGATGTTGCGTGTAATCCAATGTTTGGCGTATATTACGTCAAAACAAAGGACGCAGGCGGAGCTGATAGCGGGTATATGATTACTGCTGTCACTGCGGCCAGCCGATTTGTATATCGCGCAGAGAATCTGGCTGATGAGCCGACGCTCGTGACGCAAGTGGTTAATGTATTCGGCGTATTGCCAATGGTACAATATGTCAACAACGAGGACGGGCGCGGTGATTATGAGGATGTGTTATCGCTGATTGACGCATACAATGTGTTGGAAAGTGACCGCGTGAACGATAAGGAGCGGTTTGTAAATGCGTTGCTTGTTATCAAAAACGCAACGCTCGGAGACGAGCCGGAAGAAATCGAAAGGATGCTCAAGGGTGGGATTATAGAGCTTCCGGGCGAAGGCTCTCATGCGGCGGATGCGGGATATTTGACGAAAATGCTAAATGAAACTGAAACCGAAGTGCTTAAAAGGGCTATTGCAATGGATATACATAAGTTCAGCCATACACCTGATTTTTCTGATGAGCAATTTAGTGGCAACGCATCTGGCGTTGCGATGCGGTTTAAGGTATTATCGTTAGAATATCTCGCTAAGGTTAAGGAGCGGTTTTTTGTTTTTGGTCTGCGCGAACGGCTGCACATATTGTCTGCCGTGTCGTCCTTGATGGCGAAACCTGCATTTGACCCACAGAGCATAAAGATTGTGTTCAACCGCACGCTGCCAAATAACGAGCTTGAGATTGCACAGACAGTTGCAACGCTATCCGGCATCGTATCAACAGAGACGCTTTTAACACAGCTGCCTTTTGTTATGGACGTAGAGGCAGAGGCGGAGAAGTTGCGTGCGGAGAATGCAGAGCGAACGGAAAATCAAGTCAATATGCTTAGCAACAAAATGCGCATGGAGATGGGGTGATAGCCCATGAAACAAAATTCGGCGTATTGGGATGGGCGTGCGATAGCAAATGAGAGCTACTTCCAAGAGCTGTCAGACGACCGGCTTCGCGAGCTCGCGAAATATCACGATGAAGCATACGCGGCGATACAGCGTGAGTTGGAAGCCCTCACGAGAAACATAGCGAAGAAAGGCGATGGAGCGAACTATTTATACCGCAAGCAACAGATTGAGGAATTAAAACAGAGCATAGACAATGCCTTTGTGCGCGTGGCCGGGCAGGATGTAAGGCTGATGCAGAAGTTCTTCGGCGACGTTGTAGCGGAAAGCGTGAGCCGTAGCGCATTTGACATCCAACGGATGGCTGGTGTTGGATTTGCCGTTCGCAGGCCGAACAAGCAGCTTCTAGATTCTGTCATCAACAGCGAGTGGGCGGGGCGTAATTTTAAGGATTCCGTCGGATGGAACTGCACTGACGCAGCCATGCAGGCAAAGGAGATTATTGCGAAAGCGGCGCTGACTGGTGTGAATATCCACAAGATGTCACAGGAGCTTTCCAACCTGCAGGGTGTTGACCTGTGGAAGGCCGAACGTCTTGTACGCACAGAAACAAACTATTTCGCCGGGCAAGGCGAAAAGTTGGCATACGACCGATGTGGGATAGAGCACTATAGATATTTAGCGACACTCGACAAGGTGACATCGGAAACATGCCGAGACTTAGACGGGAAGGTGTTTGATGTCAAGGATGCGCGGGCGGGGAAAAACTATCCGCCTATGCACCCGTGGTGCCGTTCGACCACCGTGGCGCACTTCGACGACGAAGCGCTTGACGGCATGGAGCGGCGTGCACGGAATCCAAAAACTGGCGAAGTTGAGATTGTTGAGCCGGGCATGACATACAAGACATGGAAGGGAAAATATGTTGATATTCCCGCGCAAACGATGTATAATTCATTTAGAAACGCAATCCATGAGCGGATTGGCAAAGAGTACCAGATCTCGCTGAATACGGCGCATCAAGACAAGCATATCGCAGGCGCAGAAAATTTTGACCCGATGCGTAGCACATTGACCGCTGATCCCGCCGCATTGCTTGACCTGTACGCTGGGGAAGGCGACCCGATACAAACAAGGGCGGGCGAATGGAATCAGCGGGAACGCTTTACGCACACATCGGAAATAGGCGTGTGGAGAAGCATCGACGGCGAAGAGTTGCCAACGAACAAAGGTATTATACACTATACAAAAAGGCGCGGCGCACATATTGTGCCGGCAGATCCAAGAGAAAGGAGGCGTAGCAAATGATTAAGCTCGAAAGATTTCACCATTTGAATGGGAAAAATGTAAGTGTTATTTGCACGGATGGCGAGGTCGTCAATGGTTATTGGTCTGAAATTTTCAGTGCAGAGGATAATGCAGAACTTGCCGCAGACAATGGGCGAGAAGCCCCGGGGGCAAGCATACTTGTCGATGTTGCAGACGGCGCGCCTCTTGAAGTGTATACGTCGGAGATTGAATGCATAGAGGAAGTATAAGCCGGAGCAAAACAATAAGCAACGAACCGTCCTCTGGGGCGGTTTTTAATGCAGTTCACCATGAAGGACGACTGAAAAATCAGTCGTCCTATTTTAATACACGAAAGGATGAAAAACATGGATGAAAACAATGTAACTCAAGGGGCGGCTGTAGGGGCTGACGACCAGAACCAAACGCAGAACCTCGAGGGGCAACAGACACAACAGCAAACGCAACAGCAGGATGTAGAGCCGCCGAAGACGTTTACGGAGAAGGAATTCCAATCCGAGGTAGACAGACGTGTTACGCAGGCTTTGGACAGTTTCAAGACTGAGCAAGTTCCGACATTGCTCAAGCAGGCGCAGCAGGAGGCAGAGAAACTTGCTAAAATGAACGCCGAACAGAAAGCGCAGTACGAGCGCGAACAGCAGGAGGCAGAGTACAATACGCGCCTCGCAGAGCTGAACAAGCGTGAGCTTCGCATGGAGGCACACACAATCCTTGAAGAAAAGGGCCTATCGCCTAAGCTTCTTGACGCAATCCCGATGGAAAGCGCGGATGGTGTGAAGGCTGCTATCGACAACCTCGAAACAGTGTTCCGCTCGGCCGTTGAGGATGCCGTGAACGAAAGAATTAAGACGCCCGCACCGAAGACGGGTGTGCAAGCGCCGACTGGCCGCGCAGGCTACGAAGCGCAGCTGGCAGAAGCGAAAAAGAACGGTAATACAGTGGCTGCGATTGCAGTTAAGCAGGCGGCCGCAAAAGAAAACATATACTTGGATTAAGGAAGGGTGTTAATTATGGCACAAGTAACAGGAATGGGGACAACATGGAACCTGCCGAACTACGCAGGTGAATTATTTACAGCTGATCCGACACAAACGCCGCTGCTTTCTATGATTGGCGGTTTGACTGGCGGCAGACAGACGGCGAACGACGAGTTCCCAACTGCGGTTTTATTTGATTATCCGGAGCCGACGCAGCCGGATATCTCGGAGCAGGCATCTGCAACAGCGCCTGCGGCAACACATATTGCACGTGCGCAGGAATCTAATGTTGTGCAGATACATCAAGAGGTAATTGATATTACATACCTCAAGCAGTCTAACGGCGACAAGCTTTCGGGTCTGAACTCGGCAAACCAGACGGCAAACCCGCCTGATGAAAAGGCTTGGCAGGTACAGCAGAGATTGGTCAAAATTGCACGTGACGTAGAGCACTCGTTTATCGGCGGCACGTATCAGAAAGCGACATCGGCAAGCGTGGCAAATAAGACGCGTGGCATGCTGGAGGTTGCCTCCGGCGATTCTGCGGTTGATGCGAACAATTCTTTGCTTACGAAGGAATTGTTGAAACAGCTGTACTTGCAGATGGCAAACAACGGCGCATACTTTAGTAATATGGTCTTATTCTGCAACGCAGAAATTAAGCAGCAGCTGACAGCATTATATGAAAATCAGCTTGGCTATAATCAGCCGGCACAGCGCAGCGTTGGCGGCATGTCCATTACAAGCCTTGAGACGGACTTTTTCAACATGGGCATAGTATGGAATCGCTTTATGCCGAAGGACACAATCCTTGTGGCGGATGTTTCGTATGTTGCGCCGGTGTTTCAGGCTGTACCGAACAAGGGCGTTCTGTTCGAGGAGCCGCTTGCAAAGATTGGCGCATCTGACCGCATCCAGATTTACGGACAGATTGGCCTTGCGCATGGCCCCTCGTTCCTCCACGGCTCGATTACAGGCCTGAAGGTCAATTAAGGAGTGGTTATATGTATATAGTAACGCAGAAGACCGCCTCGGTTGTGTGGGATGGCATTGCGAAGCGCCCATTGGCGCAGTTTGTCAATGGCGTGTTTGAAACAGGCGATAAGGCAGTGGCCGATGCGTTAAAGGCGGCTGGGTATGATGTTATGACCGATGCGCCGAAGGTAAGGCAGACAAAAAACAAAGAGGAATAGGCGGTGGGCGTGTGAATTGGGATTGGATGTGGAGGTCATTCCGCCGGCGCATCGGAGCAAAGGATAATGCGCACGATGGGTATATCGGCGATGCTGCCGCATACATACTGGCGTATACGCGGCGCACGGACGAACAGTGGTTGGGAGCCTTTGAGCCGATTGCAGTTCGCATCGCCATTATTGACTACAACCGTGCAGGGGTGGAGGGCGCACAAAGCCGCTCCGAGGGCGGCGTGTCAACAAGCTTCGGCGGGGTTGAAGACTACCCCGCAAGTATTACGAATGGGCTTAACTCGTATCGGTTAATCAAAGGCGGTGGTGTGCGGTGAGATTGTTGAGGCGTGATTTGCGTCCGCTTGTGCTGTATGCCGCCGTTGCGGTGGGTGATACATACGAAAGCAAAGGGGTTGAATACCCCCAAGAGACAGCGCAGTTCGAAGGGAATCTTCAACCACTGGCGGGGAATAGGCAGGGTTTTCATGAGGCATACGGGATTGACCCCCGATATGCTTTTTTATTGCTCACAAACGCTGTTGATGCCCCGTTCCGTGAAAACGATCGAATCAAAGATGGCGTTCGCTTTTTTTGCATCAAAGGCATAGAACGCTGGTCGGAGCATCTGCGGATAGTGGCGGAGGAGGTGCGCGAGCATGACTGATGATTTTGACATGGTGTTTGATAAGCTCGCAACCCTTCTAGCGCCGGAAGACCTGCTGGGCGCTGTTGAAAGAGGCGCGAAGCTTGTGCAGGCAAAAGCCAAGAGTTTAGCAAGCGTGAAAACAGGCGCAATGCGTAATGGAATTGTGACAGATTCGTACGTTGAGAGCGGTGAGGCTGTCGCGGAGGTCATATCCACCTCTCCTTATTCTGGGTTTGTTGAGTTTGGCACAGGGCCGAAAGGCGCGGCGAGCCAAAACGGTTTACCAGATGGAGTTGATCCGTTGCCCGTATCTGCGTTTGCACAAAAAGGCTGGGCGCTACCTCCTGACGTTGCCGCACAGACAGGGATTAAATTTACAAATGGACAGGCAGCGCGTCCGTTTATGCGGCCGGCGGCTCTGACTGAAAAAGGAAAAATTGAAAAAGTGGTCGGGAATAGCATCAGACGACTTCTGGCACAGGCATACGGAGGTGGTGGCGGTGCTTGATTTGGCAAGAGGCGTGCGAGACGCGCTCTTGACGGCCTGTGACACAGTTGAATATCACTGGCCGGAGAAATTTGCGAAGATACCTTGCATTAGCTACTACGAGCTTCACAACGGCGAATACCGTCATGCAGATGATGGCGAGTATATGTCTGAAATCCATTTTAATGTGGACGTATGGGCGAAGACAGGGGTTGCGGCATCAGAATTAGCAGCGCGAGTATCTGATGCAATGCGTGCGATTGGCTTTACGCGCCAAAACTCACACGACATACATGATGGCAGTAAACTGCGCCGAAAGAACATGACATTCAAAACGATACGATGAAAGGATTGGTATAAATGGACGAGAACGGGAAACTGGCATTACAGGGCTTGAGCCGAATCGGCTTGTCGCGGGTTACAAAAAATGACACGGAGGGCTACGCGGTTGGCACAAAGCTCAATCTGCCGAATGTGCAGAGCATGAGCAAAACGCCTGACGTAACAGGCACGAAAATCTATGCGGACGATGGAATCTACCTTGATTTGAAATCTTGGAATGGCATCAACGTTGACATCGTCTTTGCGGAAATGACGCTTGGGCACATCTCAGAGCTTGGGTTCGGCACATACGACGCATCTAAAAAGACGCTTGTATACGATCCGCAGGGCAAGAACTTGGAGTATGCATTGACAATGGCTGTAGCGCAGGCGAACGGCGAGTACCGCATGTATAAGTGGTTCTCACTGACCGTGAACGAGGTCGTCGAGGGCGAGCACCAGACAAAGGGTGACGGCACGGATATATGCCAGTACACGCTGAAAGGCACACTGACAAAACGCAAGTTTGACAATATCCCTGCCGAAATCCATGTTGGTGCGGATTTGGAGTGGCTGGACGATATCGAAGTAATGCCGGCAGCGTAATACACAATTATTGACAAGCTCCCATATAGCATATATACTTTTACAAAGTAAAATATTGTGCTTTTGGGAGGTTGTCTTGATGGAAGTGTTTGCGTGTATTTGTATTATTGTTTTTGCAATAGTATGGGTTGTTTCTCATTCTAGGGGAGACAAACAAAAACAAGTGACGCAGATGCTTCGGGAGGAAGAGGCCGAAGCAAGGCCTTCTGCTGGCGAGATAATAATAAGTTCGATTGTGCAACATGGAGATGCTCTGGAGGTACAGGATGAGGAAAAAAAGTTTGCGGAGGCATTAGGCGAGCAACTGCAAGCGGCGCAACTTTCGCCGGGGCTGTTGCGCCTTTATAGAATAGGTCTTGGCGGGTTCAATGTGCGTTATGGTGATGGTTTGTATGTCGGGAAGATTTGCTTGCGGGATTCTCCTGATAAATGGGCGGTAAAAAGACCAAATGCATCACGAGCGACAAGAGTGTTCGGTGACGAATTGTCGGCAGTTGCTTTTCAAGAATCGAAGCCTGATTATGTGATAGAGCGTCGCCCCGGCGAAAACTTGCGATTCATGCAATATTTGAAGGTGTCGCGCGCTGTGAAAAATTTGGAGCGAGCAAGTCTTGAGAAGTGTTTAGATGTTGCCAATATGCCGTGCGATGTAATAGATGTGTACGCTACCCATCTCGGGGAGTGCATAGCTGCAATTCCGTATTGGATTACCTATATACAAGATTATCTATATAAGCAAAAAGCAATCAATAGGCATTTCGACCGCTAGATGTGCATACAAAAACCCGCACCTATTTTAGCAAGTGGGTTTTTGTATGCGCAGAAATATTTTTGGAAACCTCTTGACATTTGTGTCACCATATAATATTATATATGTGTCACCAAAAGAAAGGAGGATGAAATTGTCACCAAGAACAGGAAGGCCGACAAGTGACCCCAAGAAACATGAGACACGGATTAGAATGTCGGATAGTGAAATTGAAATGCTAGAGTACTGTTGTAAGGCTTCTGGGTTGTCAAAAGCGGAAGTAATAAGACAGGGAATCAAAGAAATGTATGAAAAGCTAAAAAAATAAGAAACGCCCACCTTATCCCGACCAAGAGACTGTGAGCGTTTCCAGCAACAAAGGTTTCCCTATGTTAAATCCATTATAACATAGCCGAAGCCTCTATTCAAGTACGAAAAATTGAAGGAGGTTTTTTTATATGGACGCAATAAAGAAAATGTTTCACGCGCTTAAGAGTGAGCAGAAAGATACAGAAGAAGCACAGAAGTCGTTTGACAAGGTCTTTGAAATATTATCAGTTGGCACTACAAGCGGCGATGAGCGGGACACAAGGTATTTCGCTCTATGCGATGCCATCCTCGATTACGAGGAGCAGGGCTTCGCCAGAGGCTTTGCGTATGCCATGAGCCTGCAACAGGCGCTGGCAAAAGTGGAGAAGGAGCGTGAGACGGCGTGATGGATGCAAAAGAACTTGCTATCGTCAGTTTGCAATTTTTCTCCCCGGAGGCATTGGAAGACATAAAGGCATTACACGACCGCGACAACGATATGGCATTCACGATGTTGAATTGCTACAACTATGGAGTTATGACAGGAAAACGAGAAGAAAGAGCTAAACGGAAGAGAGGGGTTACAGTATGAATGAATTGCAGATTTTTAACAACAACGATTTCGGTGAGATAAGAACAGTAGAGATTGAGGGGAAGATTTACTTCTGCGGGTCAGATGTGGCCAAGGCGTTGGGGTATGCCATTCCACATAAGGCAATTCGCGAACATTGCAAGGGGGGTCTGATTCAGACCATCCCTACAAACGGCGGCGAACAGGAGATGAAGTTCATCCCCGAGGGCGATGTATACCGCCTAATCGTCAAAAGCAATCTTCCCAAAGCGGAGCAGTTCGAGCGGTGGTTGTTCGACGAGGTCGCGCCGTCTATTGCTAAACACGGCGCATACATGACCCCTGCGAAGCTGGAAGAAGTGTTGATGAACCCCGACACCATCATCCAGCTTGCAACAGCGTTAAAGGATGAACGCGCCAAGAACGGCCATCTGCTGGCAGAAAACAAACAGCAGGAGCAAATCATCGGCGAGTTAAAGCCCAAGGCGGACTACACCGACCGCATCTTGCAAAGCAAGGGTACCGTAACCATCACAGCGATAGCCAAAGACTACGGAATGTCGGGGTCAGCATTCAACAAGCTTCTCCACCGCTTGAAAATCCAGTACAAGCAGGGCGATATATGGCTGTTGTACAGCACGCATCAGGCGAAAGGCTATACACATAGCAAGTCTTTCGATTACAATGACAGTAACGGCAACCCGCAGACGCGCATGAGTACGGAGTGGACGCAGAAGGGTAGATTGTTCTTGTATCAGAAATTGAGGAACAATGGCGTATTGCCGATGATTGAGCAGGATGAGGCTTCGGCGTAATAGCACACAGAGGACACCTCGAGGGGGGTGTCCTTTTTGTTGGCGAAAAAACAACACAGGGAGGACAACACAATGAAAAATCTATTTGCAAGCCGCAACAACAAAGATAACGCGACTTTATCGCTTGGGAAAACAAAGGTTGTTTGCGGTTACGAGATTAAGAAGATGCCGCTGGGGGCGTACCTTCGCGCGCTTGCACGGTTCGAGACATTGCCCGAGGAATTCCTCGGGCGGTGTTTCCCCGGCAAAAGCGCGCAAGAGGTCATTGACGGCGTGACAAAGCTTGACGAATCAATGCTTGCAGAGGCGGCAAAGGCGGCTTTTTTGGCTGCGCCAAGTTATATTATAGGTCTTGTGTCCGAGCTGACAGAAATCGACGAGGAGCGCCTGTTGAATGACCCTGACATCGGGTTAATCGGCATTACAGAGATTGCGCGGGCGTTTATCGAGGTAAATGGGTTGGGGGAGTTGAAAGGCAAGTTGTCGGCGATTCTGGCACTTGCAGGGAGCAAGACGAAAACTGGCTTCAAGGGTTAATCGCCGGGGCGCTTACGCTTGGCATATCAAAGCGTGAGCTATTAGAAGATTATTACCTTGACGAAATCACAGTTATTATCCATGAACACAACAGGATGCACAGCATAGATGGCGAGAAAGCGGCGCATGACAATGTACAAGAAGTAGATGCAATAACGTTTTTTGGCATATAGGAGCGTGGCGAAATGGTACTCGAAGAACTGATTATCAAATTAAGACTTGGTGCAGAAGGCTTCTCGGAGGCGGTAGGTGCGGCGAAAAAGTCCATGTCCGGGCTAAGCTCCGAAAAGGCAAAGCTGTCCGAGGAAATCAAACTGCGTCTGTCCGCGCCGGAAATCGTTGAGATGCAGAAAAAGATTCGCGCGCTGGCAGAGGAGAAGGAACGGCTTGCGCGTGAAGTGCGTGTCGGCGTGAATAGCGAAGAGCTTGATGCGCTGCGTATGGAACTCCTTGAACTGAAAAAGAGCAAGGATGCAATGGATGCGGTTATGACGCTGTCCGTTGATACTGATGCAGTTGAACGTGCAGAAGGTAAACTGGCTGACCTGCAGGGGAAAATCAAGAAGCTTGATGAAGAAATCAAAATCAAGATAAAAGCCGACAAGGACCAAGCGCGCGCGCAGCTGGCAGAAGTCGAGCAACAAATGACAAGCCTCGGCGAAGAGGTCAAGGTTAAAATCAACGCATCAGGTGTTGACGAGCTGAAAGCGAGGTTGGATGAGGTCTCGAAGAGCGAACGAGACCTTGAGGAGCGCAACAAGTCGCTTGAGGGAAGCTATAAGCAAATTGGTGTGACAGGCGCTGCGGCGTTCTGGGCGATTATCAAGGCTGTGCAGTCCGGCATCAATACGTTCGTGCAATTTCAGGATACGATGATGGGCTTCGAGGGCGGCATGCGCGCAATCGGCGTTGGCGCGGCAGAAGCACAATCTGCGCTGGAAGAAATTAATGCAGATAAGCTGATGGATCAAAGCGATGTCATGCTCGGCATTAAGAACTTGACGGCATATGGCATGTCCATGGAGCAAGCTACTGTATTGATGGGGCGCTTGAAGGATAGCGCGACAACAAACAGGCAGGCGCATTACTCGCTTTCCGAGGCAGTGAAGGTCACGACCGAGGGCATCAAAAACGAAAATTCCGTAACGGCGGACGCGGTTGGTGTAACAAAGAACATTGCTAAAATGATGGACGATTACGCGAAATCACTCGGCAGGACGACTGAGTCACTGACGCAGGCGGAGCGCGCGCAGGCAGTCTTCAACGGGTTTATGGAGGAAACGGAGGCTGTAGCGGGTCAGGCTGCGCATTACGCTGATAAGCTTGGCGGAACGATGGCGCAGTCAGCGGCTGCAAGCAAAGAAATGTCTGCCGCGTTCGGTGAGGCAATGGCACCAATGGTGAAGATATTTACCGAGGCTGTTACGGCGGCAACGCAGGCGATTACCGGACTTGTAAAGACATTCCCAGCGGTTACAAGCGGCGTTACAATCGCGGTAGGAGCGTTGGCGGGATTCGCGGCGATAAAGGGTATCATTACGCTGATTCAGGGCATGGCGGGGGCGTGGAAGGCTCTTTCTGTGGCTATGAGTGTTGGCTCGCCTGCAATGCTTACAATTACGGCGGCGCTTGCTATTGCGGTTGGGCTGATTAGTGCTTTCCAAAAAGCGAAAGCGGACGCAGAGGCGCTGGCGAATGAAACAAAGAGAATTAAGGGTATGTGGGATGAAGGTGTTACCACTAGCAACGTTAATACGTTTGAAGCAGAAGTGAACGGGCTTCGGACGCTGCGGGACGCTGCGCTGGAAGCTAAAGAGGCTTATGATAGTGCTGTCAGCGAGGATGATAGGCGAAAGACAGCCGCGGAAGCCATGGAAGCAATAGGCGCTTTGCGCGAAGAGCTTAGAAAGTATGGTGTTGACATCAGCAAGGGGCTCGGGCTCCAAGAACTCTTTAACGCAGTGGTGGAGGAAGGTACGCCCATAATTGAGGAATATGATAAAGCACTTGCAAAACATGCAGCCAGCCAAGAACGCCTTGCTCGCATAGACGAGGTCAACGCAAAAGCCGAAGCGGCCCACGCCGCACGCCTCGAAGAAGTACAGAAGGGTTTCGAAGACGCGATGGATGCGGCAACGAGCTATTCCTCGAGTTTGGAATCCGCCGCTTCCGCGATTGATAAGGTGGCCGCAGGCGAAAAGCTGACGCTTAACGAGATGCAAAGCATGTTAAAGGCGTACCCTGAATTAAACGCCGCAGTGGCTAAATACGGGATGGGTATATTTAACAATGCCGATGCGTTGCGCGAGGTCATTGAATCATCGAGAGCAACGCGCATAAAGCAAATCGAAGACCAAGTTGAAACAACGCAGGCGACTATACGGAATGTAGAAATGCGAATCAAGCTTTATCAGCTTGAGTATGATACAAAAAACATGGTAAATCGATTAACCGGCGCAAGGATGTCTGATTCGGAGGCCGAATGGTATAACAAGCAGACAGAAGCGGTTGAAAACAACAAGAATGCCCTCGTAGGCCTAAACGCACAACTTATGATTCTACGGTCTGATGCGGCAAATTTACCGACAGGAGGCTCGTCTGGTTCGAGGGCGGCCAAAACAGCGGCGGAAACAGCTAAGGAGCTGTACGACATCGAATATCGGTCATTGCAAGACCGTAAGGGTCTGCGCGAAATGAACATTGATGACGAGATTTCTGTTCTTAGTGAGTTGCGCGAGAAATACGCTGGGTATGCTGAAATTGTTATGGATTTGGACAAGCAAATATACAGCTTGCGTCGCACGCAACGTGAAAACGATTTGGCCGAATACATAGATGACATCCGCGAGCGGTCGAGCAAGCGAAACGAGAACGTGAACTTCTCTGCGTTGATTGATGAGCTTGAAGCAAAGAAACAGGAACTGATGGAAACGCTGGCCGATTATCCGGAAACATTGAAGGCGCAACTGGACAAAATCAACGACATCCAGACGGATTTGCTCGCAAAGCGTATCGACAAAATCAACGCGTCGCAGCGCAAGGCGTTGGAAGATGCATTGCGCGAGCTTGACAAAGAAGCGGAGTTTCTGCGGGCGCTTAGCGGCGTGAAGATAGCTGGTGAAGATGGCGCGGAATCCGTATTTGAATTTAATGCAGACGACGAAATCTCGCTAATCGAAACAAAGCTGAAGCGCGTGAATAACGAGCTTGAAGCCTTGGCAGAGCAATTCGGCGGCGAGTTGTCTAAGATGGCCGATAGCGAGTTTGATTATTACAATGAGCTGCTCGATATGCAGGCTGATTACGAGCAGCAGAAAAAGGTCACGTCCGCGAAGGCGCTGAAAGACCAGCAAAAGGCCGAGGAAGACGCGCGGAAAGACCTGATACAGAATCTGGAGAAACGCCACGCGGACATGTTGAAGGCCGAGCAGAAGGCAATGAAAGACCGCAAAGACGCAATCAAAGAGCTGTATGATTATGAAATCGAACGAGCCAAGGATGCCGCCAACGAAGAAATCGCTGTCCTGCAAGCTAAAATCAGGCAGATTGAGGACATCATGCAGGCAATGGATCGTGCCGCGGAGGAAGAGGATTTTGCAGATAAGATTCGCCGTCTGACAGCGCAGCTTGAGTATGAGGTTGATGATAGTAACCGATACGAGCTGCAAAAAGAAATCGACAACATAACAGCAGAACGCACGAAGACGTTGCGCAAGCAGGCATTGCAAGACGAGAAGGCCTCTCTAAGTGACCAAATAGCTGCCGTTAGAGATAATGCCAACGCGCGTGTTGACGAGCTGCAAAAGGCGCGTGATGCAGAAATAAAGGCCAATGAGGATGCCTTCGCATCGTTTGAGGCGAACCTGCTGAAGAAAAAAGAGCTTGATATCGAGTATGTGACAACAAGGGAAACACTTATCATTGAATCAAATGAGCGCATCGAAAAGGCCGAGGCCGAATACGCAGCGTCAAGCATAACAACTGCGCAGAAAACAGCGAACAAGAACGAAAGCATCATGAAGCAGGGATTGCGGAATGTGTTGTCTAGCTTTGAATCGGCTATCGCCGAGTTCGCCGAGCTTGGGCGCAGGCAGGGGGCGGCGTATGCGGAAGCGTTTAGGCGTGAAGTGGAAAGCATAAGCGGCAGTGGCGCAGCGGCGCAGGGCGCAAATGCGGCAACATCCACAAGCAACGCAATAACAAATAACTTCTACGCGCCTGTTGCGAGTTATTCGGAGGTCAACAAGGCGACAGAGCGCATGAGCGAACTGCTCGCACGGGGGTGATGATATGCAACTATTAAGATTTATCAGTTCGCGTGGCGAATCAATTACATTCGAAAATAGCGCGCCGTTTGTTTTCTGGCGTGTCAAAGGGCTTGAAGCGCCCCCCGTAACGCCTGTATACACGCAATCGATGGAGCAGCACGGCTACTCGCTGGATAGCATATTGATGGAATCTAGGACAATCACAATTACAGGACATATCCATGGTCAGAGCGGAATCCGCGAAATGTACCAGTTGCGGCGCGATCTGAACCGTGTATGTAATCCTATGAATGGAATCGGAACGCTCGTCTATCAAAATGATGCTGGTGTATATCGAATTAATGCGTTTTGTCGTAGTAATCCATACGAAGGCAAGGAGCGAAACATACAGACATTGAGCGTGAGTTTCGAGTGTCCGCAACCATTTTTCACAACGGAGCGTGCCGAAGAGCTTGCGCTGGCGTACGTGCGTGGTGGGTTGAAGTTCCCGCTTCGAACGCCGGGGTTCTTTGGCACGTTAGGGTATAGGGTGACTGCTGATAATGATGGAGACATCGAAACGCCACTTGAGATATTTATTGGCGGCGGCGCGATAAACCCAAAGGTTATCAATGAAACGACAGGCCGGTTTGTGCAAGTGAAGAAGCACATACAGACGCACGAGCAATTGTATATCAATACAGATCCGGAGCATATTGAGGTGTCTCTTATGACGGTAGACGAGCACTCGCAGCATGTGAAAATCAATGCGTACTCGTATTTATCGGACGACAGCGACCTTTTGCGGTTGCCGCAAGGCGTGAATATGCTACGGTTTAACACGGATGACAATAATACGCATATACGGATTAGGCTTTTGTTCCGCAAGCGGTTTGTGGGGGTGTAAAATGGGCGCAGAGATAAGGGTGTATGATAAAAATCATGAATGGGTTGATGCAACCGAACGGGCTGAATCTATTATATTTAATCGTGATTTATACGGAACGGGCACGTTTGAGATACATATAAGCCCCGATTTGGGGGCTAGGCTGTTTCGCCGCGGAAATATAATCGCTATGGGCAACGACGGTCATAAGGCGGGGATTGTACGCAACGTAGTGCTTGATATGTCGAGAGGAAAGTGCGACTTGGCTGTTTTTGGTGACATGCCTGATGGGATGACGCGGCAACGAATCGTAGTGCCGCCCACAAAAGCGGAAAACCCTACGGCCTATGGCTACGAGCGGATTAACAGCGATGCGGAAACCGCTATCAAGCATTTCGCAAGGCGCAATATGACAGAATCAACAGATGCAGAGCGGAATTTCGATCGCCTTACTATTGCCGAGAACCGCCATCGCGGTAAAACATTTCCTTGGCAGGCGCGGTACACAAATCTTGCGGAGGAAATGAAGGACATATGCACATACGCGGAGATTGGCTATGAAATCTATCTGGATTTAGCGAACGACCAATGGGTATTTGATGTAATCGCAGGGACGGACAGAAGCACAGGGCAAACAGCGAATGAGCCTATTATATTCCAGCCGGAACACTCGAACTTAGGCGGCTATAAATACAGTGAGGATTTCACAAGCTACCGGAACACAGGCTATGCAGGTGGGGCTGGTGACGATGAGAACCGATTGATATATACTCTCGGTGCTGACAATGCGGGGAGCGAGCGCGTCGAAGCGTTTCTCGATTGCTCTGGCGCTCGTGACATAACAGAGTTGCTATATTACGGCAATCAGCGATTAAGCGAGCATATCGCTATCCAAACCATTGAGGCAGATACATTGCCGAAGACGTTTACGTTCGGCAAGGACTACTTTTTCGGCGATAAGGTAACATTGCGCGTGCAAAAATATGGAATACAGATAGACGCGGTTGTTGCTGGCGTGCGCGAAACATGGGAACGAGCAACAGGGTATAGGACAGAAATTAGGTTCGGTGAACGGTTGCCGAATCTTTTTAGTTTGATTAACAAAAAGGAGGTTGTGCGCTAATGGCAAAAATATGGTGTGGGCATTTTGATTCGACTGTTGATGATGAGCGCGAGATGTTGGCTGCGGATTGGGCGGCATATATACGAAGTCTTATCACAAACGGCGTGCGGAATCTTGGCTCCAATTTGCTTGTGACCGCGGGGGAAGGGTTGACGCTCAAGGCGCTGGCCGGCATTGCAAACGCAGAAGGATATCTGCTCATCATTACACCGGATATAAACGGCGATTACGTTGAGGCGATGCTGGAGGATGCGCACCCAACGCATGCGCGAATTGACCGCGTTGTTGTGCGGCTTGACCTGCGCCCGCAAATCCGTTTGATTGGCATACATACAATCACGGGCGTCGCGTCCGCATCGCCTGTTCCGCCCGAGTTGACGCGCAACGCAGAGATTTACGAGTTGAGCCTTGCGCGGGTGCGCGTTGGCCGTGGTGTTGTCGCGATTGACCCGAATGATATCACAGACGAGCGTGCCATCACGGAGCTGTGCGGCCTCATGAATTCGATTCTTGGTCTTGATTCTACGGTATGGCAGGAGCAGTTCGACGCATTCATGGCGCGAATTATGGCGCAGGAGGATGCGTTCTTGTCGTTACATGGAGAACGTTTTGATACGCAGCTGACGGAACAACAGTCAGAGTGGGCGGAACAGATGGAAACCCAATTCACAACCCAGTCCACCGAATTCAACACCCGCCAAACGGAAATCCAAACATGGTATGACAACGCACGTGTGGACATTGCG